GTTGCTTCCATTAACGAGTCATCAAAAGGTAGTTCTGTAAACCATGCGGGCAGTCGTTGCTCATCTGTAGGATATCCAATTGATGTCCAACCCAAGGCGTTTGACTTGAGTTTACATACAATAGTTTTCATGCCATCAACAATTTGCATGCTATAGTTGTCACTGTTCATCCGGCGCATGTTGTTCCAGTTAATAGCAGCCCGCACATGTCCTGGCATGTTTGCTTTGCCCAGGCGTGCTTCCTCTGCTGCATACTTGGTCAAGTTGTTCACACGCTTTGGTGACCCTTTCTCCCATCCCGGACGTTCCTTGAATTCATATTTAAATTCTCTGATGCGTTCAATGATTTCATCTCGTTGCGTACCTGCCAGTACTTTATTTAGAATTTCTAGCAAGAAGTCTTGAATTACTTTGGGTGTATCACTGCGCTTCAAATCCAAGCCCATGGCCTTGGTTTTGCCAATCTTGCCATCTACATCCAGTCTCTTGCCTTCCAAGTCAATGATGTTCACAGCATAACGCTTCTTGGTAATAAACAAACTGCGGTCAGCAACCAGCTCACGACCTGCTTTGATCAGCGCACCCATGTCTCTTGGGCAATGAAATGCCTGTTCCATAAATGCCGGAAAGCTCTCGTTCACTTGATCAGCGATTGAGTCGTACAGTTGGATGCATGTTTCTTTTGACCATTCCATACGCCCTTCTTTGACTTCTTTTTCCAGTATAGGCCAAGCAGAAAAATAGCATGAGTCTGTATCACCGTAGATGATGGCCTTACCTGTGTGATCATATTCGCCGGTGATGCACTCATTGATGTGAGCATCCATGTGTTTGGCAATTGATCTGCCTGCCAGTGTGGTTGACTGCCCAATGCGCTTGTCAAAGAATCTACAGCCGGGATTCAAGATAGCACCATACAAACTGTTCAAGTTAATCTTCTTAACCAACTGACGCTTGTCCCAGAACGCAATCTCTTTAGGATCCTTGGTCTGTTTCTTTTTAGCCTGTAGTTCTTGTCGTTCACGATACCAACGTTCCAGCAAGCCAGGAATGATACCTTTCTTCTCGTAAGTGAGAATGGTGCCATTGGCAGTAAGGATCCAAGGTTGATTTGAATCAAAGATCATGTGCCAGATTTCCATGGCTGAGTGTACTGACTCTTCACCACCTTCCCAGTCGATGGTAATTTCTGTACCACGTTGCTGTTCCATTACAGCAGTATATTCTAAGCTGGCAAACAAACCTTCCCATGCAGCCGCAAAACTTTGTCCCTTGGCCATGTTGGATTTGATCAGCTGATCAGTCATGGTCTGCCGCAATTGACCTACCACAGTTTCTGGACCCATGTTCATAGCACGAATAGCAGATGGGTATAGTGAGTTAATGTCTACTGATCCAATCCACATGTGCAAGCCCTTTTTAGGATATGCCACATAAGCACCTGCGGCCTGTGTGTCGTCATCCGTAAGGCGTTGCTTGCGATTGGGCACAACCATTCCACGTTCATGTGCTTCGTTGATAATGGCCTGCTCAGTCACTGCCACAGCACCCATTGTGGTCTGGAGCAACACAGTATTGGCATGTGCCAGTTCGTTGGCCAAATCCAAGAAACGCAGTTTCTTGTCTAGTTTGGCAATAATCATGGTGTCTTGGCGGTTGTACTCAATGAACTTTTTAAAGTGTTGATTGTACAACTGATCCAGTGTGCCTTCAAACTGTGTTTTGCGTTCGCCCAGTTCATATTCACCAATGGCATCCAAACTGTAGCTGTGGCGTTCTTCGTATGTGTATTTGCGATACAACTGCATGTAGTCCATATGCACACGACCAACCAAGTCGTAGGTTTGATTCTCTGCGCCAAAGCGTTCAAACATTCTTTGCTTGGGAAACTGTCCCCACAAACAAAAACGTCGTGTGTCATCCTTGCTGAGTATTCTTGTAGTACGATTCACTGTGTAAGGAATGTCATAGCCTTCTGAGTTCCAACCAGTAAGCACGTCTGCACCTTCAATCACATCCAAGAACATCTTGATCATGTCTTCTTCATGTTCAAACAAGATGGTGTTTTCAAACTCAGCCACCAGCTCTTGTGCTGTGTCCCAACTCAAGTGTTTGGGCGGCACAGTCAGTGTGATCATTTGATCCAGCCAATCCAAATATACAGATATCGCAGTAATGGGATTGAACGGATCTGTCACAGGAGAGAATCCACGCTCTTGGTCAAACGCAACTTCAATGTCGAAAAATGCTGTGTGCAATTCCGGAGCATCTTGATCTTTGTAGTTTTCTTCTAGGCATCTAAAGATGGGATTGATATCTGATTCATACAACTGCTTGCCTGATTGGCTGCGAACTTCCTTGCGAAATTCTTTGTTGTTGCGTGATGAAAATCTATTCACAGGCGTGCCATAGATGCTTTGAAACTTGCCTCTAGGGTCGTCGTAATAGAAGATGTAGTTGGCAGGATATTCTTTGTAGACTCGTTCGCCGTCACGGCGTTCTACTACATGTATACGATCGTGCTCACGATCAAAAAGTGCGTCGATATAACTCATTGTTCTCCGTTTGTGGCCGGTAAGCCGTGATTCATGCTCGTAACGAGAGCGACTCGTAGATATTTATATTAGACATTGTGTTGGTATTATAACCCCGCAAACCAAGTTCCAGGTAAACTTTTGACAGAATCAATTGCTAATTTGGCTTGATTGAATTCTAGATGAGCCGGGTTAAACACGTCGTGACGTTGGAATTCACTGGGCAACCATGTTCCCCAGTTGGTTAATCTTGAATACTCAACTACATCTACATCAAATGTTTGGCACAACTCATAAAAATCTTTTATCTCTTTGTAGTTTTGCTGTTGTACTATCATTCTAGTGTGTAGCTTGAATCCCAATGAATGTTTTTTATTCTGCAAAAATTTCATAGCATCCAGTATGTTGTTCCAGTGTCCACCTCGTCTGAGTTGTTCATATGTTGGCCCGTGTGCGGCGTCAATTGATACAGTAATTTTTTCCACAAACTCGTCAAGGTCTGATATTTTGTGCCAGCGTTCTGGGCATAGTAACCCGTTAGTACCAATGTGTAATTTAAAGTTGGGAAATTTAGTTTTTTCAATCCCGTTTACAAATGACATCAGCAGTTCACTAGCAAATAATTCTCCAGTGCCACTGGTTTCTAACACAATTCTTTGATCACTGGCTTGTGAAAACAAATTGGCAGAAATTAGTTTACCTATTTGTGCCTGTTGTTCTTTCTTTTCGTCCGACGTCTTAATAATGCCAAGTCGGCAGCTGGGACAACTTAGATTACAAGTGCGATCCCCTTGAAAGCTGATGTGGTGTGGCATTTCAAATTGCGTGGCATCACTTAATAATTTCTTTACGTTTGGCGGCACGGTTGACAGATCATTCAATCCGTTACTGGCCATCACTCCGCATAAGTTTTCATTGCAGTATTGAAACGTTCCGTCAATCATGCTTTGTCTAATTTCTCGTGCAGTGTCAGACGAAAGCATTGACACCAATGTGTTTTCTTTGAGATTTCCTATCACAGTAGGCAACCAGCCAGCACACCCACACATGCGAACATTGCCATCTAAATCAACTTCAATCATCACAAATGGCGACAGGCATATTTTGCCTTGAAAAGGTTTGATAGGAAATGTTATCAACCCCGATTGATATCGTTTGTTATACAATGTATACCTGCGTCCCAAAAATAACGATGCCTAAACGGCGACACATGAACTTCGATACCGTGTCTAGCACAGGCTTTTTCAACTTGATCATTGTGGCTGGATACCACAATGTTCTTTTGATCTATCACAAGTATGTTGACATCAAACACAGTTTCACTGGCATTGCCTACCCAAGACTCAAAGTAATGTTCAACCATGTGTACAAGATTAAGGTCTGATTCAAAGCCCGGAATGTTCCAGCGTCCGCGATTGTGTTTCATACTGGCCCGAAATTCCGCAGTGTCTGCATAATCACTTGGTGGCAAGTAAACCACTTCCCATCCAGGAAAAGTATCTGCGTAGGTTGGCACGTCTCGTAGGCTAATGATTAGTCCAGGTGTAACTGGGCAATAGGTAGCATCTCCGTGACCGCCAGCATTCACAATGCGATTGCGTGTGCGCGGGAACAGTTGATTGACTTTGGCCAACAGTTGTGTTTGATCTTCATCATAACTTTGAGTGGCAAAATACAAGTCTTGCCCAATGCGACTCACAAAGCATCCTGACACTACATCAAGGTCTGTATGGCGCACTGTGTTGCCTTGTGACAACACATGCTCAACAATGTTTTGATAACAACTCAATTTGGCACGATGTTGTGCAAGATCTCTATGTTGAAATTCTGTCCAAGTCAGTTCAGTTTGATTGGCGTATGCTCTTTGAGCATGTGAGCTGTTTGGCTGTTGCGGAACCCACAGTTCATCATGAATCATGATGAAATAATCTCTTGGAGTTACGGGCGGCGACACCCAACGATCATGAATTTTCAAAGCACTGAGATCCTCAGGCAGTTGAGGCCGCAACACACGGATTCCGAACCGGCTTTGCAATAGTGCAATAAGGGCTTGATAATCTTGTTCAGTTTCTTCTGCCAACGTTTGGAAACGTTGGCGTGTGTTACGATCTTGGATCCAATAGTAATAATCCGGCGGGTACGTCATACCGACCACGCATACCTGTAATGGATCCCAGTGTTGAAAAACTTGATAGGTCAAAGAGTTTTACCAACTGTTTCTAAAATAGTTTCCAGGGTTTCGTGATCCTGTTTGGCTTTGCCAAATTCAGCTTTGTGTGCCAGCTTAATTGCTTTTTTAAGCACAGCAGGCTTGATTTCCAGTTCTTCGGCCACGGCCTTAATGGTGTCAGTAAGTCCGCCGTTGAGAGTTTCAATTTCGTGCATGACTTGCATGCCTTCGTTGATGATCTGAGTGAGTTTGAGTTTTTGCTCGCCGTTAAATGTTTTGCCGCTCATAG